ACATTTCAGTAGGTTTAGCAGTAACTACTGCACTATCAAATATTCCATCAGCAGGTATTGGAACAACCTCACTATTCACTGGATACCTAAAAGGTATCGTTACTGGAGTTGGTGCTAGCACAATTGACGTTAAAATCGCATCAGTTGTTAACTCTGTTGGAGATGAAACACCAGTTGATTACAAAGAAAGAAGTCAACTAAGATCTTTTAGACCTGGCAATGCAATTAAGTTTGTTGGTACTGGTGGGGGAATAATTGCAGTAGCAAATACTACCCTTTCATCCTCTGAAGAGGATGTGCTAGATTGGTATGATCAACAAAAGATTGAACTAGAAAATGCTACTGTTTTCTGGAGATCTATCGCACCAAAACCAGTAACAAGTGCTTACGTTTCCGAAAGAAGCGGTAAGAACGATGCAATGCACATTGCAGTTATTGATGACACTGGATCTGTAACTGGAATCCAAGGAAATCTACTAGAGAAGCATTTATTCCTTTCAAAAGCAACTGACGCAGTTTCTGCAGAAAATGCTCCACTAAGAATCTGGTGGAAAGAATATCTTGCTAAGTATTCTGATTACATCTATGCTGGCGATAACCCTTCCGATAATCTAAATGCAAATGAAGAAGTATTTGCTACTGGATTTGGAACTGCTACTACACCAGTAACTGATTCTGATGGTTTATGGAACGAACCAGCACAAAGCAAGATCTTTAGTGCTATTGGTAACGTAACATACAAACTAACTGGTGGTCTAGACTATAACGGCGAAGCTGACACTACAGAGTCTGGTTCACTAAAAGCAGACTTAGGAAGTCTCTTTACTTCATACAGTCTCTTTGAAAATAAAGACGAAATCGAAGTTGACTATCTAATCATGGGTCCTGGAATGGACAATAAGTTTGCTTCACAAGCAAAAGCAAATCATCTAATCTCCCTTGCAAATGGAAGAAAAGATTGTATTGCTGTTATTGGACCACACAGAACCGATCTTGTTGGTGTAACAAATAAATCAAAACAAACTGATAGTCTTATTGAATACTTTGCTCCACTAGAATCTTCATCATATGCTATCTTTGATAGTGGATATAAGTACACTTACGATCGCTTCAATAATAAGTTCCGTTATATTCCTTGCAACCCAGACGTTGCAGGTCTATGCGTAAGAACTTCAATCTTTGCTTATCCATGGTTCTCACCAGCAGGTCAGCAAAGAGGTATTTTGAATAATGCTATTAAACTAGCATACAATCCATCAAAACCACAAAGAGATAAGTTATATCCATCCAGAGTTAACTCTATTGTTAATAAGCCTGGTCTTGGTATTCTACTCTTTGGCGATAAAACTGCTTTAGGTTACGCATCTGCATTTGATAGAATCAACGTTCGTAGATTGTTCTTGACCGTTGAACAAGCACTCGCTAGAACTGCAGAAGCACAACTATTTGAACTAAATGATGAAATTACAAGAGCAAACTTTGTAAATATTGTTGAACCATATCTGAGAGATATTAAAGCTAAGAGAGGACTTTATGGATTCTTAGTTGTCTGTGATGAATCAAATAACACCCCCGATGTTATTGATAACAATGAGTTTAGAGCAGACATCTTCCTGAAGCCTGCTAAATCCATTAACTACGTTACTCTCACATTCGTAGCAACTAGAACAGGTGTTGCGTTTGAAGAAGTTGTTGGTACTGTTTGATCATTTTTACCATAAACACTAAGGAGGCACTAAGAAAATGGCAACACTAAAATCTCTATCTCAGTTTAAAACTAAACTGATTGGTGGTGGAGCAAGACCAAACCTATTTGAAGTTCAACTACCATCTGTTCCTGGTGGAATAGATCTAGATATTCAGGGAGACGGAACTGGAATATATGATTCCGAGAACTTTACTTTTCTATGTAAAGCAGCTGCTCTCCCAGCATCAACAATGAATCCTATTGAGGTTCCTTTTAGAGGTCGCACTTTAAAAGTTGCTGGTGATAGAACCTATGATGTATGGACAGTTACTGTTATCAATGACGAAGCATTTGATCACAGAAGAGTATTTGAATCCTGGATGCAGAATATTAACCAATATTCTGATCATAGTGGATTAACAAATCCAATCGATTATATGACAGATGCTACTGTTCTTCAACTAGGCAGAGGAAAAGTAAATAGAGAAACTGGAACTGGTAGTGGTGGAAAAGCAAACGTTCTTGCACAATATAAGTTCAAGGATATTTTCCCAACTAACATTTCTGCTATTGAACTTAGTTATGAAACTAGCGACACCATTGAAGAGTTTACTGTAGATTTCCAAGTCCAGTTCTGGTATCCAGAAAAAGCAGGAACTAACATTGCTCAAGGATAATAAATAGAAACAGTAAATAAGATCTAGGTTAAATAATGTCGAGATTATTTGGTTTCTCTATTGAGGACGATAAAAATAAAATCTCCAAGAATGTAGTTTCCCCCGTTCCTCAAAACAATGAGGACGGGGTTGACCACTATCTTACGAGTGGATTTTTTGGTACTTCAATAGATATTGAAGGTGTCTATAAGACAGAACACGATTTAATCAAAAGATATCGTGAGATGTCGCTTCATCCAGAAGTTGATAGTGCTATTGAGGATATTGTAAATGAAGCGATTGTATCCGATACTTATGATATCCCAGTAGAGATAGAACTGTCAAACTTAAATGCTAGTGATGGATTAAAGAAAAGAATTCGAGAAGAGTTTAAAACAATATTGGAAATAATGGACTTTGATAAAAAGTCCCATGACATCTATAGAAACTGGTATGTTGACGGAAGGATTTATTATCATAAACTTATTGATGTAAAAAATCCTCAAGAAGGAATACAAGAGTTAAGGCACATTGATGCCTTAAAAATGAGATATGTAAGAACAAAGAAGAAGAAAAATAGATTAGATATCAACATCACAAATGGAAGATCTGACGATCTCGTGAATTTGGATTTTCCAGTTATTGATGAGTATTTTGAGTATAGTCCAAAGACTAGTGGATTAAATACACAGAATAATCCAACTGGTTCTATCAAAATTGCAAAGGATTCTATTGCATATTGCAGTTCTGGACTAGTTGATAGAAACAAAAATACAGTTCTATCGTATCTGCACAAATCAATCAAAGCAGTAAATCAACTTCGTATGATCGAAGATTCTCTTGTAATCTATAGATTATCAAGAGCACCAGAACGTCGTATTTTTTATATTGATGTTGGAAACCTTCCAAAGATAAAAGCGGAGCAATATCTTCGTGACGTAATGATGCGTTATAGAAACAAGTTAGTTTATGATGGAAGCACAGGGGAGATCAAAGATGACAAAAAATACATGTCAATGCTTGAAGATTTTTGGTTGCCTCGCAGAGAAGGCGGAAGGGGAACAGAAATCACAACTCTGCCAGGTGGCCAAAACCTTGGAGAAATCACTGATATTGAGTACTTTAAGAAAAAACTATACAGAGCACTTAATGTTCCACCCTCAAGAATGGATGGAGAAGGTGGGTTTAACTTGGGCAGATCTTCTGAAATCCTAAGAGATGAACTTAAGTTCACTAAGTTTGTTGGTCGTTTAAGAAAGAGATTCTCAAATCTTTTTAATGACATTTTAAAAACACAACTTATTTTGAAGAATGTTGTGACCCCTGAAGATTGGAAAAAGATGTCAGAACATATTCAATATGATTTCTTATATGATAATCATTTCTCAGAACTAAAAGAATCTGAGTTAATGGCTGAAAGATTAAATCTTGCAGTGACTGCAGAACCTTATATTGGCAAGTATTTTTCTCAAGACTACGTTAGAAGAAAAATCATAAGGCAGACTGATGAAGAAATCGTTGAACAAGATAAACTAATCAAAAAAGAAATCAAAGATGGCGTTATTCCTGATCCAAATGCGCCAATAGATCCAGAAACTGGTATGCCTTTAGATGACACTATGAATGGTGAAATGGGAGCTGTTCCTTTAGATCCTGGTATTAATGAAAAACCAGTAGAAGCTCCCAAAGGAGGAGAAATATAAATAATATTATTGCATTTATAAAATTAAACTATGGATGAACTAATCGACATGATCATTGCTGATAAATCTGCTTCTAGTGTCAGTGACAAAATCAAAGACGTTTTATATTCAAAAGCGGCTGAAAGAGTAGATTCTTTAAAACCATCAGTAGCAAGTTCTATTTTTGGCGATGAAGAATCTGAAGATGACACTGAAGAAGAATAAATATCTTAAAAAATAAGTACGATGACACAAAGAACAAGACTGATTGCAGGAGAAACTGCATTAACAACATCCAGCGGTGATGTGAATACACTTTCAAATGCTACTTGCATTCGAGTTTGGAATGGTCATACAGATACTGCAACTGTAAGCATTGCTAAGAGTACAGAATCTGGTTATGCAGGTATTGCATCATTAACGATGGCATCTAAAACTGTTGAGTTTTTAGAAAAAGATGCACAGGATATCATCTGGTCAAATAATACT